CAAGGCCCTTCCACTGGCAGGAAATCTGGTTCTCGGTCAGATTCCTCGTGAAAGGTCGCTCCCGAAAGGGGGAGCCATAAGAGTTGTGAATTCTTATGTGTCAAAGGTCCGCCTGTATAAACCTGAGCGTTTACAGAGGCGAACGGATCTTAGAGTAGGACTCAAGATTCATGAAAGGGCGGCGTGTAATCCTTACAGCGTCGCAGGGGCGAGCTAGATAATATATTAGCTTTCACTACCTCTAGGTAGAGCCTCATTTCTTTATCACTAAAGTCACAAGGGGGGTGTATCGTTCCAAAGGAGTGGATTCTCAGAATTCAAAAGCGCTTCCAATTAAGGTGGCCACTTCTAAATCCCAAGAAACATCAAATTGGGTCCCCGCTAAATTTCAGACTTTCCCTCGGCGTCCTAGCCGACTTCAGCCATCTATCTACTTCCTCCGTGTCTAATCCTTCATAGACACCACCCTTCCATTATCCCCTCTCCTAGCATCAACATCTCCTGACAATGGGCGTATAACACATCCGTCCCGACTTTCAAATCCGAAAGCCAAAACCTCTTAAATTCGAGAGCAAATCTTTCTTCCAGACTCACCCCCGAACTCACTTGCCATACTGCTTTAGCCGGCGAGAAATCCGCTTCAAAACGGTACTCCTCGTCTTCTGAGCACTCATCCGCCCACTCCCAGTCGATGCCTTCCTCTCCGCCCTTAATTTTAATCCAACAACCGGTCCCATATCGTTTCCAATACGAGGCACGGTCGTCACACTCATAGGTCTCAAGCGGCGAGAATGGATGCTCTGGTAATCCTCTAAGAGCCTTATTCTTGCGAGAGTCTCGATCTCCGTAGAGACTCCTTTGAAGTCGACAGCCTGCCCATTTGATCCACAAACGTGAGTCTGAGAATCCTCGGACAGACCGGTTAATTCTTTCTCTAAGTCTAGCTTTTCCTTCTTCACTTCCATTATCCTTTCCATATACTCCAGAGTGCGAATCGTAAACTCGACACCCATCTAACACGAAGCCCGAATCCCTAGTTTTCGCTTTAGAGTCACACCACAGGTATAAGTCTTTTAGAAGCTCCTCTCGGAACTCCGGTCTAACTTTATCTTGCGGCGTGAATCCATCGTGAAATCCCAATTCCCTAGACGAGAGGTATGACCTCTCGAGGGCGGGGCGGTGATTACGGACACATGCTTCGAAACGAGTCTTACAGTCCAGTGGTAGATCCATACATTGGGCGAATGCACCTTTTAAGACGCCAGAGAGCGCCTCATCCTCCTCAACTTTCTTTCTAGACTCACCTTCTTTACCAAAGGGTTGTTTCTTCATCCCAAAGACCAGTCCCATATTAACATAGGGTACCTTGGTCATCATCCAACTTTTCAAGACATTCTTCCGATCTATTTCAATCCCTCGATTCAGAACATCTCTAAGAAACAACGTAGAATTAACAGTACAGAACAAATCAGATACGTAATTCTTCCCTACACTTTTCTCCAAACCTGCGAGAGGCAAGCAACTCTCCCATCTGGCGACTAGTTCGTCTGTGGCCAGGAACAGTATATCGTCCCCGTTGACAAGAACTGGCAGGTCCTTTATATCCCACTTTCTCTTCGTTACTTTTTCGAGGCAGTAATGATAGATAGCAAGATTGAAAACGCATAGAAGCGGGAAAGAGAATCGACTTCCCATAAGTTGACCATTCGTCATTTTAAAAGTCGACGGATACTCTTTTAAGCCGCATTTCGAATAATCGATATTTTGTCCACTCAAATTATGCCGAAGCAAATCTTGAATAAACCTATCATCCGAAACCGTCTCAATTAAGGCGTCCGATAAATCGAGATGGCAAGAGTCAGTTGCTCCAGAATAGTCCCCTGAGACCCATTTAAGGCCTGTATATGGATGGAACACTTTTTCGGCAGATTGAGGTTTATTAAACCAACCACCGAACCATTCTGGTATCATTTCTTGGGTCCGACTCACCAAATCATTTACATCTCTCTCCTCCACGCACCTTCCGGTCAGGCAGAATTGTGGAAATTTCTGCATAGCACTCCACATTTGTTGCTGGATCTCCGGATAGATCGCATTATGAAACATGCCCATGGAGGTAATAGTTCTAACCTTAAGTGGCTCTAGAATAAACTTTACATCAGCATGATCTTGATCGAATCCGAAACCCCGATGATCCCGTACACCAACGTCCTTACGATACTCATTTACGATTTCCGAGTAGACAAATCTAGCTCGAAGTTCGTGGTACCCGTACATAGGACTATAGCGACAAGACACCAAGGAATCAAACCCAAGTGCGACCTGACTCAACTTTTCAATATCAAACTCCCTCTCATCCCCCAATTCACGAAGGATAAGGTGGCCAAGGGGCCCCAGAGTTGATCTAGAAGACTCTACACATGAATTCTGTGAAACACATTGATGTTCCTTCAGAGGATGCAGATTTATGCCTTCCTTCACCCCAAACTCAGGATTCTTGTATATCATATCCGAATTATTAAACACAACACGACCAACCTTTTTGGTCCATTCCAAAAGCCACTTAGGAGTGGTGCCTACCCGCGAGAGCCGCTCACAATGTTTGAGCGCGGAGGCGGAAACCGTATTAGGTTCCACGATAGGCAGACCTTTCTTAAACCCATTTAAAATGGTGTTGAAAAAGATCCAGGCACGTTTATTTCGATATGCCAACTTTTGAGACAGACGGCGCATTATAGGGCCGATCAAGAGTGTTCCAGGGCGATGAATAGATGAGATAGTTTCCGGATTTTCTTGTGAAGTGTGATCATTGAAAAGAGAGCACAAATGAAACTTAAGTTCCTGTACCCAACGTTTTTCAACAACCCAACAATAGAAAAGAAAGAGCGAGGGCAAAAGGTCCCACTCTTCCTTTCCGATTGAAGGGTATATGATCCCGATCCCGGATAGCAGACAGTCTAAAATATGACCTGCCCGCTGGATTTGCTCCATATCGATCGACTTCGATCGCAAGAGCTCCAATGTGCCATTAAGAACTCGCACACCCAGTTTTACCGATGACTTTTCATTTGTAACTGGATCTACGAATTCCACATGGCTGACCATTGAAATTGGAGATTCAGGGATCACCTCGTGTATCAATCGAGATGACCCCCTCCGAAGGCCGCTACCAAAGGCGCTTCGAAAAACACTAATAGAATTTCTGACCCGATCCGAAAGGATCAGGTTGTTAGCGGGAGAGAATCTTGTAGAGTTCCTCCTGGACAGAAAATCCGCGTTGCTAAGGTTTGTGACAGGCTCCATGATACGTCACTGGATTAATCGATGAAAATCGTTTTTGACACCCTTTTCAGGGGGGGTTATA